CTCCTGGTCTGGTAAACAATGCCATACGAGAGTTAATGGCGCAGCTAAAGGACTTCCAAGCAGGTCTAGCTAGCGACAACGTTTCCGTTGGTGGCAATCTATCCGTTACTGGAACGACAACATTAACGGGTGCGGCTACGCTTGCTGGAAGGGCTATTGATGCTTTCCCTAGTGGTACTAAGTTGTTGTTTAATCAGACCACAGCACCTACTGGTTGGGTTAAAGATACAACGCACGATAATAAGGCTTTGCGAGTTGTAAGTGGCACAGCGGGAACAGGTGGTTCGGTAGCTTTCACGACAGCATTTAGTAGCAGTTCAGTTGGTGCCACTACGCTTACAGAGGCACAGTTACCAAGCCACAATCACAGCTTCAGCGGGACTACTGTTAGCGCTGGAGGGCACACACACACCATTACCGACCCCGGACATAATCACCTATACGGGGCCAACTACAATGCCGGATTAGGCGTATCTGGCCCGTCTATATCTGGAGGATCTTCTTATAACACGAGTACTAAAGTCACCGGGATCTCTATAAATGCCGTCGGCGGCCATGACCATACGTTTAGCGGTACAACAGGAGCTGTGGGCAGTAGCGCAACGCACACACACTCACTAAGCCTTGCTGTCCAGTATGTTGACGTTATTATAGCTACGAAAGATTAATTATGAAACTTAGTAATTATATTCAGGTATTTGAAAATATAATTCCTCTAGATTTATGTGACAGAATTATAGAAGAATATGAAAGCACAAAAATATGGAGATCTGCATCTATTAAAGATGGTAGCGTAGATAAAAAAATACGTTCTGTTAATACTATTCCAATTTCTTGCGATGATGTTATTAGCCAAAACACAAATTCTAGAAAAGAAATTGACACCTACCTTTTCCGTAGTGCTGCTGTTGCAGTGGGAAGATATACAGAGATGTTTCCGGCTTCACGGATCGAGGAAGACTCAGGTTATGAACTTTTAAGGTATGGAGAAGGAGATTTTTATATTCAACATACGGACTCGTTTAAAGGGGCATCAAGGTCGGTATCTTGCTCGTTTCTGTTAAATGATGAGTATGAGGGTGGGGATTTTGGTTTTTTCGACAAAGAACTTAAAATTAAGGTTCCAAAAGGATGCGCGTTGATGTTCCCCTCTAGTTTTATGTACCCACACGAAGTTTTGCCTGTCACCAAGGGCACGCGCTACTCTATCATAACTTGGTTTGTGTAACTATGAAAATCGAATCTAAAAATCAATGTCCGCTTGATAGCTTCAGACCCTGCCGCCAAACAGATTGCGCTTGGTTTACTCAGATAAGGGGCAATAACCCACAGACGGGTGCGGAGATAGACGAGTGGGGTTGTGCTATCGCTTGGATGCCTATCCTTACGATTGAAAATAGTCAGCAACAGCGACAGACAGGTGCAGCAGTAGAGAGCTTTAGGAACGAGATGGTGCAAGCCAATGCTTCTACAGCAGAAATGATCTCTAACCAGCAAAGGTTACTCGGAAGTTAAACTAACCTTATGTTATAAATCAACCTACTAACCCATTAGGGTGTGACAATGGATGAAGTTAGCCACAAAGATATATATGATCGCCTGGTGGCTGTCGAGTCAAAGGTAGATAAGATTGACGCTCAAACTACCGAGGTTGTCTCCGCATTTGAGAACGCAAAAGGTGCGTTTATTGCACTTGACTGGCTAGCAAGATTTAGCGGACGCATACTAAAAGTGGCGGCTTTCTTTGCCGCATTTAGTGTTGCCACCACAATCATTTGGGAACGGTGGACTAAATGAAGTCGCCCAAGCTGGTGCTGATTGAATGGGTGGATGCCTATCACGTTGACGCATGGCAGTTTGGAGCAAAACCAAAAGCAGACTTTGACCCATGCTGGTCACTCGGTTTCCTGATGGACGAAAATAAGCAGGGCGTAGTTCTGGCACAGACTTGGTTCGATGGTGACTGTGCGAATCTAATCGGTATCCCACGAGGCATGATAAAAAAAATAAATGTTTTGGGTGACCTGAAGGGGTAGGAATGAAAGTGACCGACGAGCAATTTATCCAGCTATGGGATAAGTACCAAAGTCCGGCAAGGTTAGCTGAGGCAACAGGGATGGCGGTTAGAGCAATCTATAATCGCCGAACTCGGATAGAAAAAAAGCTAGGTATCGCACTAAACGCAGAGTCGTCGACAGGTGCAAAGAACGAGCGTTTCTACTATCGCCACCATATGGCTCGCGCTGATGCAAAGTTATACAACGGTAAAATATTTGTGGCCTCGGATTGTCACTATCACCCTGGTGAAATATCCCCAGCCCACAAGGCTTTTGTTAAGTTAATCAAAAAACATCAGCCTGAAATTGTGTGTATGAACGGCGATGTGTTTGACGGGGCTACTATCTCTCATTATCCCAAAGCGGCGTGGGACGCAGTCCGACCACCTACCGTTAAGGAAGAACTAGAGGCAGTTGCAGAACGCTTGGATGAGATTGACAAAGTAGCTGGAAACGCTTTACGTGTCTGGCAGATCGGGAACCATGACCTCAGATATGAAGCAAGACTAGCATCAGCCGCACCTGAGTACGAGGGCGTACAAGGATTTGCTCTACGTGACCACTTTCCTGCATGGAAGCACGTACTAAGTTTGATGGTTAACGGCAACCTGATGATAAAACACAGATACCATAACGGCATTCATGCCACGTACAACAATACTGTCAAAGCGGGTATTAGTATGGTCACGGGTCACCTGCACAGGCTTCAAGCAACGATCTGGTCTGACTATTGCGGCTCACGGTTTGGCATCGACACAGGAACGCTAGCAGAGGTCGATGGCGATCACATGTCCTATGGGGAAGACTCACCAAAAAACCATGCGTCGGGTTTTGCTGTTTTGACTATCTGCGATGGCAAGTTGCTCTACCCTGAGTTCTGTTATGTCGTTGATAAAGTCGCCTATTTTAGGGGTCAATCTGTATGAAGCTCGTTGACGATTCACGCGACTGGTCGAAGTGGTGGTCGGTTAGACTATCCATTATTGGAGGCACACTATTAACATTCTTGGAGGCTTTTCCTAATGCTCTCGCAACTGTTATCAATACTCTCCCGCAAGAAATCACAAGCACCATCGACGAACCCATCCTCAAGGGAATCGGAATCGTCTGCATCCTCGCCAGCCCTATTGCAAGGGTCATCAAGCAAGTGGATAGAACTAGCGACGGATCAGATTAAGCAGGATGAGGGGCTAGTCTTACATTCCTATGCTGATACTCTGGGCTACGCAACTATTGGCTACGGACGGCTAGTAGACCAGCGCAAGGGCGGTGGCATCTCAGAAGACGAGGCATTGTATCTGCTAAAAAATGATGTCAACGCTCGATTGAACGTGCTAGAAAATGCGATTGATTTCTTTGCTCGGCTAGATGACGCTCGCAAAGCCGTGCTATTGAATATGTCATTTCAGCTTGGAATTACTGGATTACTGAAGTTTAAGAACACGCTGGCCAAGATCGAGATGGGTGACTACGACGGTGCTGCTGACAATATGCTCAAGTCACTTTGGGCACGACAGACCACAAATCGGGCAGGTAGATTAGCAGAGCAAATGAGGACAGGGCAATGGCAATTTGGCTAAAGTTCAAAGCGTATATCTTGGCATTTGGTGCGGCATTAACAGCTATATTTGGCGTATATCTATACGGGCGGAGCAGTGGCGCATCCGATGCAAAGCTAAAGATTGAGAGGGCAGACCATGCGAAAGCGAGAACTATTGAAGACGCAGCGGATAGGGCGCGCAGGGCTGACGGTGACAACACTCCTGCTGTTGAGCGCCTGCACCGTTACAAACGGCTCAGAGACCTTTCGGACGGTCTGTAGAGAACTGGCAATGGACTTGCCTAGTTACAGCGTTAAAGACACGCCAGAGACGCTTAAAAGCGGCGCAAGGTTTATTGAAGTGTATTACGCAGTTTGTGAAGATCAACTAATGAGGTGATGTGATGTGGATTGCTGTAATTTATATGTGTTTTGCTGCCGAATGTTTTTTTATAGATTCGCCACCTGCTCTTACGCAAGAGGGCTGCCTTGAGATGTTGGCTGGGGCAAGTAGGCAACTGGCATCCGACCCTGCTGTTATCGCTTTTGACGGTAAGTGCATTCAGGTGCGAATCAAAGAAAGTTAATCGTTGCCGCATAATGGGTTAGCTCGCTGTCTTGGTTCATTGTCCTTGACCCAAAGAATAGGTTGGTGGGTTTTCTCATACTCAGCAACTAGCATAGCTAGTGTCCACATCTCCTCTGTCTCAAAGGTTTCTAGCCACCTCCTAAAGCGTTCCCAGTCTCTGTCGTGCATCGGGGGCAGGGCTATCTCGGCGGGGTATCCTTCTTCCCCATACACATCTATCCGACCTGCTGCCCAGCAGTCACCGTACTTAGCAATCCAGTCAGTGTTGATCGGACCCATCCAGTTTGTGCCGTAACTTAACATTTGTTTTTCTCCTTAAGTTTGGCTTCAACAATTGCTGCAACATCAGCAAACGAAAAGTCATTGACGATATATGGCACACGGGGACGCATTGAGTCGTAGTCTTCTGGTGTCAGCCCGACCCAAGGCTTCTGTTGTTGTGCTGATGTGTAGAGAGGCGTTGATGTAATTGGATAGCTTTCATCAAAATCCACCCCTACTAAGCCGAAGGGGTGTGGGCGATATTCATCAATTACAACAACCCCTT